TAACTCCGTTCGCCATAAAGATAAATATACTTCGATTAGTTTCCTTATAAATAGCCCAAAATAAAAAATCCCAACATAAGTTGGGATTTAAATTGTTTTAAGATGAACATCCAAAACATTCAATTTCTATACCTTCAGGTTTTGGTGGTAAATTCATACTACTATAATCTACTTTAGGTACTTCTTGTTGAGGTTTTGGTTTTTGAATTTTTGAAATGTCAACCGCCAAATGTTTTGCTCCTGTCGATATTGCCTTTGTTCTTACATAGTAACACAAAGTTTTCAATCCTTTTTCCCAAGAGTGAAAGTGTGAAGAAGTAATCTTTGACAAAGATGGATTCGCCATATAGATATTCATAGATTGAGATTGGTCAACAAATGGTGCTCGATCAGCCGCCATGTTAATCAACTCTCTTTGTGATATCTCCCAAATAGTTTTATATTTTGGAATTAAGTGTTCGATTCTTTTTACTTTCTTCAAATAGTTCTTGTCTTCAGGATCAAGATATTGATTGAAGTTTATTCCTTGAATTGACCCTTCATTCAAAATGATTTCATTTTTCAAGTCTTCTGACCAAATACCAATTTTTTCGAAGTCGTTAATTAGATATTTGTTTACAATCATAATTTCACCGCCTACAACTCTTCTATTGAATAATGCTGAGTGTGCAGGTTCTGTCATTTCAAAAGACCCTGTAATTTTTGCAGAAGATGCCACAGGCATTTGTGCAGTAAACAATGAGTTACATACACCATACTCAATTACATCTTTCTTCAATGTTTCCCAATCTAAGAACAATTCACTCTCATTCAATTCCCACATATCAAATTGGAAAATACCTTTCGACATTGGAGAACCTTTGAAGAACTCATAAGGTTTTCTGATACCTTTCTTACACAATTCATTACTCTCAGTAACTGCTGCGAAATAAATTGCCTCGAAGATATTCTTATTCAACGTTTTGGCTTCATCCGAAGTGAAAACGTAATCCAAAAGACAAAATACATCCGCTAATCCTTGAACACCAATCCCGATTGCTCGTTGTTCAAGACCACCCTTAAGACCTTTTTCTGTAGAATAATTGTTTTTATCAATAACATTATTCAATGCTCTTACAGCCTTTCTTACTTCTTGGATTAAAAGGTTATAATCAAACTTACCATCAACAATAAAGTTTTTCAACACAATTGAAGATAGAGTACAAATTGCGGTAGTCCTTTCATCAGTATACTGATAAATTTCATTACATAGGTTAGATTGTTTAATCACACCAATGTTTTGATGATTTGTTTTCTTGTTAGCGCTATCCTTAGCACACAAGTAAGGAACACCAGTCTCAATTTGAGATTCAATTACTTTACTCCATACCTCTTGTGCCTTTACCTTACGACCAATACCTAAGTCAGCCGCCTTACGATAGTTTTGTTCATACTCTTCACCATAACACTCTTGTAAAGGTTTGATTCCAGCTTTGATAATGTCGTTAGGACAGAATAGGTACCAATCTTCATTATTCTTAACCGCTCTCATGAAGTTATCAGGAATCCATAATGCCGTGAATAAGTCTCTAGCCCTCAATTCTTCAGCTCCCGTATTCTTTTTGATATCCAATAAGTCAAAGATATCTTTGTGCCACGGTTCTAAATAGATTGCCGCACTACCAGGTCTTCTACCTTGTTGGTTAAAGAATCTTAAAGATTCATTGACAATCTTCAAATACTTTAACAATCCACCAGCGAATCCACCTGAAGATTTAATTCTACTCTCCTTACTTCTAATATTAGACATAGACAATCCGATACCTGCAGCATCTGATGAATATGTTGAAATATCATTCAAAGTTTTCAACAAACCATCTCTAGAGTCGGAGTTGTTATAGTGTAATACACAAGAAGCCAACTGAGGAACCTTTGTTCCTGAGTTAATCATAATTGGTGTCGCCTTGGAAATACGTTGACTCGATAGTGACTCATAGTATTCAACCGCCTCTTCAAAAGTATTGGTTACCCACAAAGCTACTCTCATGTACATGTGTTGTGGTCTTTCAATTACTCTACCCTCTGGAGTTTTCAATAGATACATTTCTTGTAAAGATCTCCAACCAAAGTAATCAAAGTTATAGTCATTTTCATGATTGATAACTTCGTCAATCTTGGACGGACCATACTCTTCAATCTTTACCATCAAATCATCGTGTACTACACCATCAACGTGTAATGTATGCATTACATTATAAAAACTTGGGTCAGTTTCTTTATGATAGGATGAAATCGCAACCGATGCTGCTAGTCTTGAATAATCATAGTGACTACCAGTATATGCCGCAGCAATTTCATACACAAGTTTATCTAACTCTTTTGTTGTTATGTTACCTTCAGTTGGCACTGAGGTAATCACCTTAATGAATATTTCGTCAGAGTTTACGGTCAACCCTTTCGCAGCTCTTTTAATTCTGTTGTAAATTTTTTGAGGATTAAATGCAACATCTTCCCCACCTCTCTTTTTAATTTTTAATGACATCATAGGTATAAAAGTATTAAATTAAAAATCAGAATCAAATGATAATTCTTCGTTTAGTTTAGCCTTCTGGTATTCCATAGTTCTAGACTCAAAAAAGTTACCTTTTGTCTCAACCGCAATTTGTTCCATAAATTTGAATGGTTGTTCTACATTGAACTCTTTTTTACATCCAAACTTAACCAACAATTGGTCAGTGACGAATTCCAAATATTGTTTCATGAGGTTAGAGTTCATACCGATAAGTGAAACTGGTAGTGATTCAGTGATGAATTCTTTTTCAATCTCCAAAGCGGACAATAGAATTTCTTTAATTCTTTTTTCAGATGGTTTGTTTTCCAAATGATTGTTCACCAAGTGAATTGCGAAGTCACAATGAAGGTTTTCATCTTTGAAGATTAAACTGTTTGCATTACACAATCCTTGCATAATACCTCTTGATTTCAACCAAAAGATTGAACAAAATGATCCTGAGAAAAATATACCTTCTACCGCAGCAAATGCTACGAGTCTTTCTTGGAAAGTAGAGTTCTTGATCCAATCCAAAGCCCATTTAGCTTTCTTTTGAACCGCAGGCAGATTATCCAAAGCAGTGAAACAAAGTTGTTTTTCTTTCTCGTTGGAGATATAGGTATCAATCAACAAGGAATACATCAAACTGTGAATGTTTTCCATCATCAATTGAAATCCATAGAAAAACTTTGCTTCAGGGTATTGAACTTCTTTGACAAAATTCTCAGCCAAGTTTTCATTCACAATACCATCAGAGGCGGCAAAGAATGAAAGGATGTTTTTAATAAAATATTGTTCGTTTTCTGTCAAGTTGTTCCAATCCCTGATATCATTAGTCAAGTCGACTTCTTCTGCAGTCCAGAATGCCGCTTGGTGAGATTTATAAAACTCCCAAATATCGTTATGCTCAATAGGGAATATGACAAATCGATTAGGATTTTCTGTTAAAATTTTTTCCATAAGTAATTGTATTTTATAATTGTTGTTTTTGTTGTGACTCTTTTTGTTTTCTTTTCTCCATCAACTCTTTTACCCTGTCTCTTTTTTTCTCTTCTTGTTGTTCTTCGAATCCTAAGAATGTCACAGAGCTTTCTGTATCAATTTCAAGTAATTCGTTGTTGAACTTACAATTTTCGAAAACAACTCCGTCTTTTCCAAGACGAGACTTTGTGATTGCGATAGTCGCTAGATTCATTTCTTTCTGTTGAAGAGTTTTAGCTACTGTAATGATTACGTGTCCAACTTGAGCTTTCTTAATTGATCCACCCATTTGGTCTGTAGTCACTACTTCAGAAGAAATACTACTTCGGTTACCTTGAGTTGCTGTCCATCCGACTAAATTGAGTTCGTGACACATAGCCTCAAAACCTCTCATAACAGACCCTTCAGCTTTCCACTCATCTTTCGATGATGACTCAGGTAAAACACAATCAATATAGTCTAACATAACCATATCGATTTTTGTTCCGTCAGCAATCAACTTCCTAACTTGGTTTTTGATTTGGTTCATCGTCATAGTATCCGAAGCTAACTTTTTGAGAACAAGTTTGTTTTTCATTGTTTCTTGAATCTCAGTAATTTTACCCATCACTTCTTCTTTATGATTCGCCAATTCGTCAGGTGGGATACCTGTCCAAATTGTAAAATGTTTACGTTGAACTATCTTAGGGTTGTCTTCGAAAAATATTTGTAAGACATTATACCCCATATTAAATGCAGTATTTGCAATCTTGGTTAGTATTGTTGTTTTACCAACACCAGTTGGTGCAAGTATAACTCCAATTTCTCCTTTAGCCAATCCACCCTTCAACAATTTGTCAATACCAGGTATTCCCATAGGTATTGGATGTCTATAGTCCTCATCCAAAACAGTTTCCAAATCAGAAAAAATATCTGTTTGACCTTTTTCAATTTCTCCAACTTGTAATGCTTCTCGAACTAAACCCTCAACTTTGTCATAAGATTCGAAATCACCTTGGGTGATTATCTTCTGAGCCTTGTCCATCGCCTTTTGAAGTTCTTGTTGTTTACAAAACTTCAAAGCCTTTTCCTGAACAAATTGAGTCCCCTCAAACGGAGCGTCTTTAACTTGTTTAAGGGTGTCTAATACAATTTTTACAACTAGTTCTTGAGAAACTTCAGACTTAACAATTTGTTCGAGAGTATCGAAATTTGGAGTGGACTCATACTTTACATAGTATTCTTTGATCATTTGAAGAATGATCTTGAAATACTTGTTATCAAAATAATTCGCTTCAATAACATCCATTATTGAAGAAGAAAAATCTTTATCTACCACAATCTGATTCAATAACTGAATCTGAAATGTGTTCCCCAAATAATCGAAATTTTTGTTCATGTTGTCGTAATATGCCCCTTAGTATTATTAAATATTCACTTACTTAGATCAAGATCCAAATATTTGAAACTTAATGATTGGGATGAAAAAATGTCAGTAAGATCTCGTAAGATATCTTTCAAGAATGGACGTACGTCCACAGTATACCTCACTTTTGGTGGGAAAAATTTTCCATCAAAAATTCTATGACAAATTGTCGTGTCACCATTTTTGATTAAAATATTAAAAATTTCAGGACCGTCAGTATATGAAGTATCCATAATAGATGCATCATGCATGATAGATTCACTGTTGTCTGTCATGTAGATTACAGTTTTCATTTTTAGGTGATATTGCAAATCTCGAGCAATCTCCTCAACTAAATAATAAAGGTCAACTGAATTTTTTGCTTTAGGGTTATAACCCCTAACGTTGAAAAATCTTTGAACCACAATGTTGTCATTGAGAGTTAATAGAAATTCCATTTTTGTACTGTCTTGTTCTTTCATAGAAGGAATTAAATTTTGTTTGTGTTTCTTTTTTCTTTTCGTGTAAGTTTCATAAATGGTCGGAGGAAATCAACCCAAGCTTCATCGTTTTTGGGTAGATACTTAAAGAGACCATCCTCCATCATCATTCTCATTAAGTTTTTGTAACCACGATCAGAAGGATCAATGGTGTCTTGGTATATTTGTTCTACTAATTCTTTTCCATCATCGGTAATTAAAGGGTTGGACAAATCTACTATTTTTTTGTTTAACTCATAGAAAGTTTCTCCAAGTATACCATTTTTAGTTTTACCAATCAAAATATTTTCTAAAGCTTTGATTTTTTTTGATTGAGTGTTATTTCGTGCAATATCCAAAATTTCTTCGATAGTGCATGATTTTTCCAACATTTCAGGGAAAAGTTTAACTAAGGTCTTCTCACCTAGTAATTCGATACCATCGATGTTATCCGATTTGTCACCCGTGAAGATCTTTGTTAATAAGACGTTTTGGTGAGGTATGTTGACCTTATTTATCGAAATGGTGTCACCATACCCCAAATACA